TCTTAGTATAATAGATAAATCTTGCAACTCAAACGTCGCACTTACATCTCCAGAAGCTTGAAGTTGTATTGACTTACCACCTCTATTTCCAGAGGATATTAAAAACTCTTCTGTTCCCATAGATGTCGCATTCAAAGCGTTTGCATTTCCAGTGTCTGTGAATATATCTGAAGGGCTTGCTCCGTTCAAACCTCCAGCTAGTACAGCCGCGTTTCCATCTTCGTATGTAGCATATACAGAATAAAATCTTTTGTCAACAGAAGGTAATTGAAAATCTACTTCTTTTGTTTTTATATCTATAGTCTGCGCTGCAGGAGCAGGGTCATATCTTTTAAATGTACCGCTATCTGCCAAACAAACCAGCTCTTCTCCATATACTACAAAATTAGTAATTTTATCTCCTTCTAAAACGCTAGTGCTATTTATATTAACTATAGATTGTGTTTGTATATCATATAAGTAGCCTACTGGAGTTACGTCGTTAGTATCTCCAACAACTAGAATTTGATTTTTCTTAGGAACAAAACCGACAACCGCTGTTGCTGCAGTTATATTTGTTTGCCAAGTTGTGTCATCTATTGTAGAAGACAGTTTTTGTATTTTGTCTGAGTAGCTAAACATTCCGTGTTCATTTACCCAAACTAAACCTAAATCTGATTTACATACGGCTCCAGGAGAATGAACTCCTCTGTTTTCTAATTCTGCTTCTACATACCAACCAGCATCAGAACCTGAAGCTATATTAATTACAAATAATTTTTCTTTTTTGAATACAAACAACTTATCTTGAAACTCTGCTAACTTAACAATCTCGTCTCCGTCATTCGTTCCAATATCTAAATAAAAACTTTGTGGAAATAGGTCATACTTTCTTACGGGAGTATATTGTATTCTATCTCCCATAACTTTTGTTCTACCTTCAGAGTCTACGTAATCTACATTTCCAACAAAAGCTCTTTGATTAGCTACAACCGCAGTTTTATATCCATATGCCGTATTCCCGTTAAATGATATTTCTTTTTCTTCAGAAGAATATCCATTAATAGTAGCATAAGTATCAAGACCTGGTTGTTTAATAGCATAAGCTCTGTTGTCTGAGTTTACATTTTTAGCATCGCTTGTTACATCAAATCCACCAGCAGCTGCGTCTACAAGAGGGTCAAAGTCATCTGCTAAAGATATTCTAGAGCCTTGTTCAAAATCTATATCTAATAATAGAGTAAATTCATTATCTGGATTATTAATATCTCTCAAGTATATTCTCATTCCTTGTATTTCAGCTAGCTTAACATCTCCGTCTCCTATAGAAACACTAATGTTTGGAAACTGTCCATCTGTTAATGCAATAGTTCCGTCTGCTGATATATTTGTCAATCCTGTAGATATTTTAGATTCTTGATTGCCATAATATACATAACTAACTCCAAAAGTATAAGTACTTGCAGGCCACAATCCATCTGTTCCACTAGGTAATGTCTGTACTAAAAAGTCAGAACTAGGGTTTTCTCCATCTTCTGCTCCACTAGCTGCAGCAACACAATCTTTAGCGTCACTATCTTCAAAATCTGCATTTACAGGTCCAGCAAATCCATCATTAATTAAATCCATTCTTTCTGTAAGAGCTGCATATCCATTTGCACTCCTTACCAATCTTTGTAAAGCTACAGTTTCAGAAGCATTACCTAATACAGAATCTGCTATTCTTAATCCTCCGTCTGCATAATAAAATACTGGCTTACAAGTAGAAACACTACCTAAGTCAGTACTATGCCACGCCGCTAAAGCATTTGATGTTGGACCAACATAAACTTCTGCATCTCCATTTACATAAACTAAATGTTCTCCAGTGGTTGTTGTTCCACTAGCTTCTGGAGGACCATCTACATTAATTTTAAATAGCCCATATCCCGGTTGATGATTATCTACATTGCTAGTTATTGAAGTTGACAAATTCTTAAACTCTCCAAGAGTTCTTATTCTTCCAACAGAGCTTACGTCTACGTTAGTAGCTTCAGCAAGAAAGTTGTCGCCAATATCTCTTGCCGAATCTCTATTGTTTAACCCGCCTTCAAATCTATTTATTGGTACTGAAACTTTAGGCACTTCTTTTCACCTTTTCAAAACTGCGCATTCCTCCAAGACCAAGCATCCCAAGTAATACTGTTGTTAACGTTCCCATATCAAATGTTGGTAATATTATTTCGTTACCAAAACTATATAAAACAAATGTTAATAAAGGTTGCAATATGTAATGATATGCCATCGCTGAAGCACAAATCCAGCCCGTAAAGGGCCTCCAGCCCGCTACAAACATAGACGTATGTCCAGCTTCTACTTTATTTACTTCCATTTGAGCTTTATTAATTTCTGCAATTAATTCAGCTTTCTCTTGTTTGTCTAAAGTAAACTTATCTACGTGACCAGCTACTTTATCAATTATGTTTGTTACTAAATCTAATTTAGGCATTATTTTAAACCTTTCCATTTAGTGCAGTCGCATCCATTTAAGCAACCACCATATTTACATACAGCCCAATGAAGAGCTAATCCACATAACATTCCTATCATAAATATATTCATCTTTATCTCCTTCTTCCTCTTCTTTTTTGCTTTCCTGGTGTTCTTTCATCTCTAAAACCTGCAAATTGGTCTATAAAGTCATTTATAGTTTGACCCTCTTCTAAATCTATTGGAAAATATTCGTCTAAATGTGAAACATCTTGTCCTAGCAAAGCCTTAACCATATCTGTTCTGTTGGAAAAATTTAACTTATTTCTGCTAAAACCGAAATCCGTTGACTTTCCTGTTCCTCCGTGATAATAGGTTGTGTCTTGCTCTGGGCTAACATATCCAAACACTCCTTTAGTGTCATAGTATTCTCTTCCCTTATTTTTTCCTTCTAGCAAATTTTTTAATGTCATTTGATAGGCCTCAGCTGACCCGCCTCCTAAAAGCTCACCAAGATATTGTTTTTCTCCACCTATATCAGAATATATTCTACCTCCTACTATATCTGCTTTTAGCTCATCAGAAACTGAACTTTTATCTCCAAAGGTCTCTATAGTTCCATCGGAAAAATAATCTCTTAATGTCTTCTTTTTGTCTTGCGGCATAATAATCTCCTTAATATATTAACCAATTAAATCCAACTTTGGACTCATAACTTTGAACGTCATACATATTAAAATAACGACCTTCTAAAAATATTCCAAACTTGTTACTTATTTTCCAACCATAAACCAATCCTAGGTCATAGTCCATTCCATTTTCTGCTACTTCATAATTAAATGAATAGTCAGACATACCTTTTGTTACTGGATATGCTGTGGTCCAAAAGTGAAACCAATTCTTAGGTGTATATTTATAATAATCAGTACCTACTGATAAACTTAATTCATTCTGATACCCTAAGTCTTTAGCGTAACTTTCGTTATAGTCTTTGACTATCTCTCCATAGATTTGCTTATAAAACATATCATCTGTATTTGCTACTAGATTACCTTCTGCATCATACCATTTCCAGTCATAATAAGAATATCCATATTGAGTATACTGTTGTGTCCATTCATCGCTATAGCCATATTCATATGCAAATAACCAGAATGGAGTAGATTCACTAATATCAATTCCCTGTTCGTTCCACCATAAATCAATAGGTAGGAAATCAAGGTAAGCTGGGTGTGAACGACCTGCAACTCCTAATGATAATGCAAGATTACCAATGTCTTTCTTATATCTCATATCTACAGCTGCGAACTCTACATCTTCTAATCCACGATAATCGTAGTTAGCTTTTCCAATAAAGTGTTCACCCATATATCTAAGCATAAACTGTTTATTTGTAAACTCTTCTTCAAACTCTTTGTGGTCTGAATATTCAATTACATATTCCCAACCCGTAGGAACATTACCAATAGCAGCACTTTCATTAATGCTATCTTCTGTTCCTGAATACCAAACTTCGCTTTTGTTCTCATATCCGAACCTGGCGAGCTTACGAATACCAAACGTCATAACCGTATGGTCATCTAGCTCTTCTTGTAACTCCTGTAACTGACCACCAGATACTTGATATTGTAATTCCTTTGTTACTGGACTACTAAAATTATAAGCTCCATATATAGTACTAAACTTAAAAAAGTCTTGAGCACTAAGTGAGCATAATAACAATAAACAACCTAATATTTGTTTATACCATTTTGCTAAATATATCATTGAAACCTCCTTAACAATATTTCATCTATCTCTTCGTTTATTTTTTTAATGATTTCCTTCTCATTTAGGTTAAACGATAAACCCGCTTCAAATCTTTTAATCTCTTTTCCATATTCAAACATAATAATTGTTGGAACAGATGCTATCTTCCATTCACTTGCTAATATAGCTCCATATTCTTTATTATCTATGCTAGCATTAAACCATTTACAATTCTTTAATTTTCCTAAATCTAAAGAAGAACTATAGTTCCAATCTGCATTTATCTGAACTACTATACATTCATCTTGACTTAATAGCTGAACCTGCTGTAAATCTTTTAAACTACTTTGAGCATATAAGGGCGATAGCGATAAACAAATACCAACCAAATATGCAATACCATATAAACATCTCATCTCTATACCTCACTTTTGCATCATCATACGTTCAATATTTTTAACATCTTGACGCATTTCTTTTTGTTCTTCTTTCATCTCGCCCACATCTTTTTGAGTATCAATGATTGTATTTCTAATCATCTGGTCTTTTAAATCATATTCGGTTCTTGATACTTCAGGTGCTGGTAATTCTTTTGCTTCTTCAATATCTGCTTGAAGAGTAAACCACATACCAATAACCATACCCACAGTAACCAGAATACTAACACCTGTTTCCAGGCTTAATGTAAACTTGCTATCTTTACTTACTTCTGTTGCCATTTTTACTGTCCTTTTTTTTCTTTTTGTTAAAAATTTTATCCCATCTTTCAGAGAACTCTTTTTGAGATATTTTCATACCTCTAGGCTTGTCACCTTTTCCTACTCCATTTGGTCCGTTAAACATTATGTATATTTTCCGCCAATAGTATGGCTCATATGAAAGGGTGCAGTCCCTATATCGTCATCATATAGATTTACTGAATCTGCTGTGGACTGCAATGGATTATTACTTCCACCAATTAAGTCGCAATCTTTCATAGGTCCACCTGCAGCACCAAATGAATTATCATAGGCATAAGAACCGCCATTTAACAAACTTGCCAAACTTAAATTGGTTGTTTCTTGACAATCGCTAGATTCTCTCAAATGATTATACATTCCTACATTAGTATTGGGTACTGCTGGTAATGCCATACTATCCCTTTATCTTTTTATATTCTACAATATCTGCTTTAAGTTCAGTCACTCTTGCTTCTGCTGTTACTAATTCTGCTTCTGCTTTTGAAATTGCTTCATCTACTGGTTTTGATTCAGTCCAATCTACTACTGAAACATCTTTACCTGCTTCATCTTTCATTGAACGAAGATGTTTGATTTCAACCATTTTTGGTGAACTTGCTGATTCAACTGCTTTTTCTGCTATTTTCTTAGCCATTGTTATCTCCTGTTATATTTTAATTGTTCAAGATTTGCTTTTAAACAATCTATCTCAACTTGTTGTTCTTGTATTGCCTTTATTAATACTGAAGTAAGTTTTCCATAATCTACTACTTTATGAGTATCCCCATCTGTTTTTAGAGTTTGAACTTCTTGTACTACTTCAGGTATAATCTTTTCTATTTCTTGTGCTATAACACCAATATCGTGTTTCCCTTGTCTTTTTTCTTTCCAATCAAATTCTACTGCTCTCATTTTGAGAACATCATCTAATCCATAAGGTGTATCTTTAATATTCTTTTTAAGTTTTCTATCAGAACCAACTGATGATGAATAAGCAATTACATCTGCGTCTGCGTGGAAGTCTCCACTTGAATACATAGCAAATTCTTGATTTGTAGTACCATCAGTTGCACCACTTGATAAAAAGAAATCAATTCTGCTTGCAGTAGAGCCTGATGAGAAATAAGTTCCAATGCCACTATATCTACCACTTTGGTCAAAGGTAATAACTCTTGCATCAGGTGCAGTTCCAAAATGTAATAATGTTGATGGACTTGATTCTAATATTCCAATTCTTTCTGCACCAGCATCAAAGTAAAGAACGTGGTCATTAGTATCTCCACAAAAAGTCAAATCTCTATCATATTTTGATTTATTGTAATAAGATATTTCTCCACCAGATGATAATTGTAATAAATTTTCATTACCAACCCACATTTCCAGCACATTTGCACTATGTTCAAATATATAAGTATCACCACCACCATCTAAATAGAGTTTCGTGTTTGTTGGAACTCCAAGTCCATTAGTGAAATAAGAAGCAGCAGTATTGTCTGTCAAGAAAGTAGTAACACCACTTCCTGCTACACTAATTTGCAATCGTGTAGAAGCATCATAATTTATACTTGCTTGATTAGCAGTAGTGGATGTTATTGAAGTAGGTTTTGCTATATTTACTGTATTAGCACTACCATCTAATGTTAGGTAAGTAGCAAGTCCACCACTTCCATCATCGCATTGGAAAATTATATCTTGGTCATCAACTGTCTGTCTGATAAACATAGCACCAAGATAATTGTCTATAAATGTGTTTGAATTATTAGAAACCAATCTCAAATCATTATCATTACCTATTCTTAATTCTTTATTATCTGCGAACTGCATATGTTGTGCAATCTTAATATCTGTAGCACTACCATCTAATGTTATGTAAGGAGTAGTTCCACCAGAGCCATCATCTGATTTTAAAATAATATCTTTATCATTGGCAGTATTTTCAATTACCATATCTCCAGTAGCACCAGTCCAATACATTACATCAGTTGAGCCATTGTAATACATATATTGGTCTGAATGT